TTTTCTGGGATTTCCAATGGCTCGTCAGTTTTTGGCATGCGAGGTTTATATGGAATATTGTCTAAACCTGTTGGGCCTGTTCTGAAGCCGTCATTGTCGCCGTCAAACTTTGCTGGTTTTACATTTCTTGCCGCCCTAGTGGCTGACCGTCTTGTATTTCTTGCTGTCCGGCCAAAAGCAAACTTTTCAGAGATGCCGTCAATTGCTGTAATAAGGGCCTGTGAAGCATCTTCGCCGTACCAGTCAATGTTAGGAACCGCAAAACCGTCAGCCAGCAGTTCAACATCGAAACCGTGATGAAAACCAATTTCCTGTGCTGCTTGGTAAATCTCCATATCGGCAGTTTTGATGAACAAATGCATTCCGGGATTGTCAAATTTAAAGTCATTCCAGGACTTCATTGGGTCTGACTTTGCTCCTCCACAACTTCCACCACAGCCGCATGAATCTGGCTTTGCTGGCAAATCAACCCCAGATACTCGGGTGCCCATAGAGCCCTCGACGGGAATGTAGACAACCTCTTGACGAACTTTTGTGGCTGGCCCAAACATAAAGTCTATTTCGTTAGGGGTGTGGTATGTGGCCCTCATTGTTTCTGACGCACCATCTTTAGTGATGTCGAAGATGACCATGTTTTCATCTGCGCTTCTAATAACTACTTCTCCACCAAAATGCATTCCGATGCTTCTGGCTAGGCCGCCCATCCGACCTGAAGAAGGATTGGATGCTCCTGGTCCTTGAGGCGCATAGATAAGAGAGTGATTTTTTGATTCCACGTCACCGTCTATGGATTTTTCTTTAGAATTCTCATATCTTTCAAGTAAACGGCGGCCTTTTTCTGCAAGCGCAGCGGCGTCCGACCTGTCTTGTGGAACGGGCTCTCCCCATGCTGCTGCAGACAATGCCAATCTTGTTGACTTGCCTTTTTCGTCTTTCATTGGACCTGAAGGGTTTGTAAAAAAACGAGTCAAGAATGAACCCTTGCGACGCATTTTTTCTGGAGTATTAGCAGGACCCTTGACCCCGGGCTTTAGGTTTGCACCTTCTGTTCTATTGAAATGTGCTCGTCCAGCGGCAGTCAGTCCACCCTCGGGGTCTCTTAGTTCAGAACCTTTTTCTAATATTTGGTTTTCTGATTTAATTGACAACGTTGCTGTGAGCTGATTTGCTCCGTGCAGCACTGGAGAGACTTCGTACAGTTCAACTTCTTTAAGAAGGTTTGCCTGTTGTCCAGAGTCAAATACAGCATCGAGTGTCTTGTAGCCAATTGACCATTCTTGCTCTAAGCCAAAAAAGGAAACATTGGAAAAAGCTTCTTTTCCTTTTTCCGCTCCAAGATTAAACTGAACCTTGGCAAATAGTCCTCCAACCCCACGTTCTTTCATCTTTTGAGGCAATCGTGGGTCGCTTGGGCCAACTTCGTAAATTTCTAAGACTTTTCCTATGGGTTCGTTCCAGTTGTGTCCCCATACAACGCGTGGTTTTCTTCTCTTTAAGCTTTCGGAAAAGCATCCAGGCAAGCAAATGTCGCCGACGCTGTCCTTGTTGCCCAATGCAGCAACAAAACATTCAACTATTCCTTGAGCTTCGTTTACGTTTATCTGACCGGGCAGCGACTTATAGTTAGTTTCAGTAAAGTCGCGACTTTCAGTAAATGCGCTAAAATTCATTAGAATTAGCCTTTCTCGGTCTGGCTATTACATAATAATCTTTTATGTTGCTAGCGTGGCGCAACTATTCAAAGAGTTTAATGCAAGTAGTTAGTCAATGTTGAAGCGGAGCTTACACCGACAGTTCATTGTCAGGTGAGGAGCTGCCAGGGGGTCTCCGGGAAATCTTAGTGTTTCTGGCCCAATAGCAAAATCATCCGACAGTTCGACTGTTTTGTTTTCGAGCAGTTTGTGCTCTCCGCGTACCTTGGCGTCCTTGCGGGTAACCCAGGTTTTTGTTTTAGCTCCAGACTGGCGCGCTCCAAAGTATGTTCCGGCATTGTGTGAAGTCTGTGACTCGTGTTCCGCAATGGACCTTTTGCGTTTAGCAAGAATATTTATGAAAATAGCTGACAATGCTGCTTTTAGCATGCCGACCCTGTCTTCGTCATCAGACAACGCCAGCGCAATAAGGATGGCTGACGCTACTTCATCTTTGGTGGTTGAATTGGTTTTTTGTACTCGTTGCATCTGAGCGTCGAGCATTTCTTTGACTTCTTCGTCTTCCATGTCCACTGGGATGCCTGTTTGCTCTGATGCAATCTGCGAAGCATCTTTTACGATTCCTGCCAGAACTGGTCGAATATCATCTTCAAGCTGCTTATTCCAAACCGATGCGTCGTATATCGAATCGACTTCAAGTGTCCCAGCTTCAACGGCTTTCTTAGATTTGGCCCCAAGGGCTTTCTCTAGCACAACACGCTGCTGTCTTTCAAAGAATCTTTCCAGCGTCCTGTCTAGAATTTCCGTCCAAGTATCAGATGATGAATCAGCTTTGATTTCCCATTCGCTACGTATTTCAGCGGACTTAGCTTGCATTTGTTCATTGAACGCCGAAAGCGCGCTCGGGGATGCCATCTGCTGTGCAGCTTCGGCGTTTAGAGTTGCTGTCATTCCTTCTTGTGGCTGTCCACCAGAAAGGTCAACCATTTGCGCTGGTATTGAACCGGGCTCTGGAAGAGGCTGCTCTCCTGGCGCTCCTGGCGCTCCTGGGGGCATCATTGGCATCTGTCCAGCCGCAGCGACTCCTGGCATGCCTGGTGGCTGTCCCATCATCGCTTGTTGCTGTTGAGCTTGTTCTTGGGAGTCAAATCGCCTGTCTGTATATCCAATAGGTGTCAGGTTTGGATTGGCAAGCATGGCTTGCATCAAATCCGAGTCAACTCGTTTTCTACCAGTATGTGCTCTGTATTCGTTTCCGCTTATCAGGCCATTTTGAAACTCGTCAAGAAGATAGCGCTCCCTTTCTTGCTTATACAAAATAAGAATTGGAACATCTGAAGTATCAAAATCTATGTAGTGTTCTGGGTCGAGCTCGTCCAGGCCACGTCCGATAAGTTCGAGGTGCGGAAGGAGGGTTTCGTTCCAAAACACCCTATGTTCTTCGCCGGCATTGGAGAACGTTCGTCCAGAAGCGTTACCAATCACTGATTCAGGAACGCCAAATGCAGCAAGAATTTCTTCTTTTGTTATTTGACGCATCTGTATGTAGTTGGCGTCTCGAGGACTAGCGCCAGTATCTACATAGTCAACGCCCTCGTCTGAAGACACAACGGTAATTGCTCCAGCTCGGTTTACGTTGCCTCTGAATCGCGCACGAAGTTCGTCTTTGTCATCATCGTCTATCTCGCCACGCACCACAATCATGCCGCCCGGACGACCGTCATTTAAGAGGAAGTTGCGATTGTAGAGTTTAGAAAGATTTTCAATTTCTATAGCTACTCCCGCAGATTCGAGCGGAGTTAGGGACAGATATGGGTCTAGTGGGTGAGGTTTTCTAATCCATATGACGTCATCTGGAGGGAGTATGATTTTTGTGCCGTTGCGCATGTCGACCTCAAACCCAGCCACAAACTTTTTGGGGTCAGGTATTGGGGACGTGTGCTGGGGTGGCAGAAGCTGTAGGGCCACTATCGACCCGTCTTTACCCCTGACTTTTTCAATAAACGCACCGCGTGAAGATAAAAGTAGCTGCGAAGACAAGCGATAACGGAAAACAAATGAATTCTCGCCCATATTTGACTTCGTGTTAAGAATGTCCAATATCCCATTGTTTTTATTGTCTGTAACTATTTTCCCAGACGGAGAATTGTCTTTTCTTAGGATTACTGGCAGGCGCGCTTGATTGCCGGAAATTGCATCGATGCATCTGGTCACCCAGGTGACTTTTGCCATCCCCTCTCGGTATGCACGCTCTATGTCCCACGAATCTCGATATGGCTTTCCGGCAATGCCGGTATTAAACGCAATGGGTGCACCTGGTGTTAAAATTGACTTCTGCGAGCCTGATTGTAAAGCTTTGTTATTGCTGGAGTTCCATGCCATATTTACCTAATTCACTCAAGTCCTAGAAGAAAACCCAGCACGCCACTAGCCACCCCGAGGGTTATAAAACCTACGGATATGTCAATAAAAAACGCGCCTACCGATGTCATAATTATAAATGAAGCCATCAGCATATTGGCAGTCGAGGTTCTTGTTATGCGTTTTGCCACAAATTTAACAAGTTTGACTAGTCGTTGTTTCACCATTCTGACTTTCTTCGGCCGTAGACAAGCTTATACTAGTCCTAAACAATGTTTGCGTAGGATATGGCTGTGACCAACTGGACCGAGATATTAGACTACTTACAACCCAAGGCTCCATTGTTTTGCCCTGAGGAGCCATCGCTTACCCAAAAAGTTTTTTTGAGAACGCTTTCGCTTGAGGCTTTGTTCGGTGGTGCTGCTGGTGGCGGCAAATCATCTGCGCTACTTATGGCTGCAATGCAATATGTTGACGTCCCAGGGTATTCGGCAATTCTGTTCAGGCGCACCTATGCTGACCTTGCGCTTCCCGGAGCCCTGATGGACCGCTTTAAGTCGTGGATTGCCACACAGGATGATATTCACTGGAACGCTAACCAGTACGTAGCTACTTTCCCGTCTGGTGCCAGAATATCCTTTGGATACCTCAACAACACCAACGACTACTTGCGATACAAGGGTTCTGAATTCCAATTTATCGGGATGGACGAAGTCACGGAAATCCGAGAAAACGACTATCGTTATCTGTTCTCCCGATTGCGCCGTCCAGCATCCGGAGAGCTGTCAAAAGTGCCGTTGCGTATGCGTTCAGCGTCAAACCCTGCTCCCAACTGGGTCAGGCAACGATTCATTGTAGAGGGACCAGAAACTTCACGGATATTTGTTCCGTCCATGTTGACCGACAACCCAGGTATTGATGCCGATTCATATCGCATGGCTCTTCAGGCCCTGGACCCGATAGAGCGCCGAAGGCTAGAAATGGGTGACTGGTGGGCGACATCGCTGGGTACGTTGTTTGATAGGACTGACTTTCCCATCATTGACCATCACGAGGTGCCGCAAGTCACATCTTCGGCTCGTGCGATTAGATTCTGGGACATGGCAGCAACCGAGCCAAGCCACTCAAACCCAAATCCCGACTGGACGGTAGGAACTTTAATGCTCTTTGACCAGGGTATTGCTTATGTTTTGGACGTCAAACGAGCCAGGGTCAAGAATGAAAAAGTTGAACAGCTAGTTGCCCAGACGGCCGCCGAAGACGGACACACTGTTGGAATCAGGATGGAGCAAGAACCTGGCTCGTCAGGAAAAGCGCTTATTGACCAGTATGCAAGGTACGTTCTGCCCGGCTATGATTTTCACGGCATTCGCTCCACTGGTGACAAATTTACTAGAGCTAGACCATTTGCTGCCGCTGCTGCTAACGGCAATGTTCGCATTGTTCGTTCGCCATGGATTACTGAATGGCTAGATGAGATGTCCAGTTTTCCCGAAGCATGTGACCATGACGACCAAGTTGACTCCGCTGTTGGAGCTTTTACATATTTAGCAGGTTTGGGGTTGCCACAACGTAGACCGATGGCTATACTCATCTAAACCAACCCCTAAATAAGTAACTAGGAGAACTATGACAAGCGAAGGGACCGCGCCCAAATGGCGTTCTATTGTCGACGAGCTGAATTCAAAAATCAGTGCTGCCGATTTAATTGTGTCAGAGATGAAAGATTCTGGCGCTGACATGACAGAATTTGCTGAATATGTTTCAGCTCTTCATCTTGTCAAAGGAGATGTTTCCATACTGTACGACTCTGCATGTGCTGCGCTAGGTGCTTCAATGCGAGCGGTTCCCGAAATGATTTTAGGCGATGGTACCAAAATAGAAAAACGTGCCGCTGCTGACAGAAAAAAATGGCAACACGAAACTCTTGCTAAAAACGTTGCTAGTCGCATAAGCGACATGGCAGTAAACATGGAAACAGGAGAGGTTGTCTTGACTCCTCAGGACATGATGATTAAGATGCTCGATTATTGTGCGCCATCATATTGGCGAGTAAAAGAACTTGCAAAAATTGGCATTAATGCCGATAAGTTTTGTGACGTATCCGAATCCAAAGAAAGCATCATCGTGCGGAGAGTAAAATAATGTCGTACCAAGAACTATCATCACCATTCCCACCAGAAATGGAGCGCGAACTGCGCAAAGGCGGAACAAGCCTTACATACATACCTGTAAGCGAAGTAATTACGCGACTCAACAAAGTCCTCGGTGTGGAGGCGTGGTCAATGCGCATTATTAGTTGTGAACGTGACCGTATAGATGCTGATTTTATTGTTGCTCACGTAACTTTAGATGCAGTCCTCATAAACGACAAAGGCGAGCCTGTCATGGTTCATCGCGACGGCATTGGTGGCCAAAAAATTAAACGGACAAAACAAGGCGACATAGTTGACCTCGGAGACGAAATGAAAGGCGCTGTGTCTGATGCCCTAAAGAAAGCTGCGCAGACGCTTGGTGTTGGACTGTATTTGTCTCGCTCTGAAGAGGCCATGGATATCGAGGCACACATAGATGCGAGCGCGGAAGTTCCAGTAGGGCCGGACGTTGCTGCGCAGTGGGATGCGTTTGTGTCAATCACTAAAACTTTAAGCAAAGAACAAAAAGAAACATTGCGTGAGCGCTGGTCAGAACACAGCGACGGAGCCCCTATACCAAAACAGTCCACCGCAACATTAGAAGACATTGAGTTTCTTCATGCGCACGCTGTAGGCATTGCACTTAATGGAACTTTAATCAGTGAGTGAACCTGGAAGTCTCCCCGAGTACCTATCGGCATCATCTATCTCGACATTTCAACAGTGTCCACAAAAATTTAAACTGTCTAGAGTCGACAAACACTCAGAGCCGCCTACGCACCATACGCTCTTAGGAAACTACGTTCATGAAGTATTGGAGCGCATGTACGCTGACTACCCAGGAGAAGGAAGAACTTTTGAGCAGGCAAAGCTACTCCTGCGTAGCATCTGGGAATCCGGTTCATGGGAAGAAAAAGTAACGCCATACTTACCCCGAGATATTAGTTTAAACGACTTTAAATGGCTAGCTTACTGGTGTGTTGAAAATCTGTTTGAGATGGAAAACCCTTCAGAGATAGAGCCAGACGGTGTAGAACATGAACTGGGTGGCGACATCGATGGTGTTGTCATGAAAGGTTTTATTGACAGATGGTCTCGTGTCAATCTCAACACCGCACGAATTACCGATTACAAAACCGGTAAAACTCCTAACCCGCGTTATTCAAAGGACAAATTTTTCCAGCTAACCCTCTATGCGGCTTTGTTGGAAAAAGAAACAGGCCTTGATGAATTTGAGTTAGAGCTTCTATATATCAAAGACGGAACTCGTCTAACACACACGCCAACGCGCGCGGAAATAGAAGCAGTAAAAGAAACAGTAGTGACAGTTAGAAGGGAAATAGAAAACTGCTATGCCAACGATGATTGGAAACCACAAATATCAAAACTATGCGACTGGTGCATATTTAAACGAGGGCTCTGTACGTACTGGAACTAAAATGAATGATGACGCATTTGCACGAATTGTTGCAGAGGACGTAAAAAACAAAATTGCTAGCAGTCAGCGAGAATACCTAGAACTGCCCTCAAATAGAGGTCGTTGGAAGAAGGCTCTTGCTTCTCTCATCGAAAACCTTGATGAGCAAATTTCAGATATTCTTGATGATGAAGATGCAGACAGAGAGAGATACGAAGCACTCGGTCCATCCGCTGCAGCGTTGCTGGCAGAAACAATCGCTACTTACGATTCTCGTCGACACAAAATTGAACGATTTAAACATTACGTCCAAATGAAGCTAAGCCGCGTAGAATCGTTGCCGGAAGATGGCAACTTTACGTCGCGTGAAGAGTTGTTCGAGAATGCAATTCTTCAGCACAAGCGACTGATGGAAGAGTTTGACATGGAGCCGTCGGCAGCAGACGAAGCACTGTGGGCAACACTAGACGGCAAATGGGAATTTGATTCGGTTAACATGGAGTAATGCGCCATAGGTCCAAGAAAAAAGAGCAAGAGTATAAACTACGTAGGCCCTTAGTTACTCGCTTACTAGAGCAACGCCCGTACTGTGAAGCATGTCCAGTTTTTGCTGAGCATGATGAAAAAGCAATTTATTCACGGCAACGAAGTGTTGACATACACGAGTTAAAGCGCAGGTCTCAAGGTGGTTCTATTTTGGAAGAAGACAACCTCATGGCCGTATGTAGACAATGTCACAACAGGATAGGAAACTATCCTGCTTTAGCTTTTGAACTCGGCTTATCTCGTCACGGCTGGGAAGAATAGCACCTTACTGTTTCTGCCCAACACATATCTCTACTGATATTCTGTAGTAGCGCGCAATCCTTATCGGTGGACAAGGGGAGGCAGGTGGTCAAATCTAGCGGAATAGAAGTCCAGTTCCGTGGCAGTGAGGTTAATGCCCTCAAGACCCGCCCCTCACGTGAGGCGGGTTTTCTGCTGTAGTGGGTTAGTGTCGTGATGTGAATATTTTAGGACTCGACATATCTCTAACGTCTACTGGATGCTCTATGGCTGGTGACACCTGGGTCGTATCAACAGCATCAAAGGGGGCGGAGCGACTGTCTCGAATATCTAATGAAATTATAGAAGTTATTATAAATAACCCTATAGACGTAGTAGTAATTGAAGGGTACTCTTTTGCTTCCCGCAACAGTCAGGCTCACAGCATTGGGGAATTAGGTGGAGCGGTTCGGATGAAAATTTGGGAACGAGGAGTTCCTTATGTTGACATCCCTCCAACATGCAGGGCAAAGTTTGCAACCGGCAGAGGAAATGCCAGTAAAAACGAAGTCGTTTCATCTATATCGGCTAGAACCGGAATAGTCTGGTCGGGGTCAGGTTCCGACGATAGGTGCGATGCATGGATTCTTGAACAGATGGCTCTAGCTAAATTGGGATTGTCGGCCTATGAGTGGCCATCAATAAATATGTCTGCTTTAGATAAAGTGGATTGGTCTTCTTTGGAAAATGCTTGTAGTATCTAGTTGTGCGCAATCGACCAATAAGCCAAATAGACGTAGAAGAAACGCTTCTTGAATTAATACAAGAGCTCGAAAAAGAAACAGAAACTTTCGAAAGGCTTGCTGTGGACGCAGCAAAAAAAGAAGCGCTGTATAAAAGCAATTGGGCCAAAGAGTATCTCTCTGCTAAGGGCTCAATCAAAGAACGTGAAGCATGGTCCGACTACAAAATGGACGAGATGATGTTTGACCACAAAATTGCCGAAGCGCTAATTAAAGCAAAACGCGAGAAACTTCTTTCTTTGCGCACGAGCATAGATGCTCTCAGAACGCTGAACGCCAACATTAGAGCACAGGTTGGACCATGAAAACAATGAACATAGAGGAACTACGGCCAGCTCCGTGGAGAACAACCCATGTCCTAAAACCAGATTTAAAATTGCTCGGTAAAGCAATAGAGGATTATGGACTAATAAACCCAATAGTTGTTCAAAAAAATACCGGATTTATAATTGACGGATTTCATCGAGTTGTGTCAATAGCTACAAATAAACGGCTAAAGGCACAATACGCAAAAGCAACCCCAGTACACATTGTCGACTGCACGGAAGTAGACGCAATGGTGATGCATGTTGTCCTTAACAGAGCGCGAGGGGCGATAGTAAACCATCATCTGTCTAGAACTGTAAAGAAGATACACCAATCTGGAAAATACAGCGCTGGAGCTTTAGAGGACCTGTTTGGTATGTCAATGATTGAAGTTGACATGCTGCTAGATGGTTCTTTAATAAAAATGCGCAAGGTTTCTGAGCACAAATATTCAAAAGCCTGGGTTCCAATCGAGGCCCCATCCGGGTCAGTTGAGTCCATAGAACTTGAGCGCCCCCCAAACGCCGACGCATAAAGTAAAATGTTTTCATGACTACACAGCGAGGTAGCTATGCCAACTCCTAACAACACTTCAGATACAGAACTCCCTGCGCCAACACGGCGTAAGCCAGTTCCGGGCGGAGCACTGCCTTCGTGGTGGAAGAGAGCCACCTCATATGCGGTACGACGCCTAGGAGACTCCGTTGGAGGCGGTGGCAGACGCTCTACGGGGT